TGGGTGAAGATGATCTGCCCGCTGTCACCGGCATTCAGCCACTGGGCAACCTTGAGCCGACTGTCTTCGAACGCCTGCGTCGCGTGCGCGCCGGGCAGATGCTGCGCACGGTGCACATTGGCTGCGCCGTTGGCGTAGTAATGCGTCAGTGCGTCGAGCAGGGCCTGGGGTTTTTGCGTGGTGGCGGCGTTGTCCAGATAGGTCTGGTCTTGCCGTTGCAGGGCGGCGATGGCCGGAAAGTCGGCGCGCCAGGGGGAGGGAATCATCATCTGTTCAGCCCTGTGAACTTGGGCGGGGTGTACACAAGACACTGTGGGAGCGAGCCTGCTCGCGAAGCTTTTTGCGACCTCAAGGACGCCTTCGCGAGCAGGCTCGCTCCCACAAGTGCCTGCGGCACTTAGTTGTGAGCGTGCAGCGCTTCGTTCAGCTCGATCGCCGATTTGTGGGTCTTGCACTCCACGGCACCGGTTTCCGAGTTGCGACGGAACAGCAGGTCGGTCTGACCGGCCAGCTCGCGCGCCTTCACCACCTTGACCAGGTTGTTGTGCTCGTCCAGCAGCGCGACCTTGGTGCCGGCGGTCACGTACAGGCCCGACTCGACGGTGTTGCGGTCGCCCAACGGGATACCGATACCGGCGTTGGCGCCGATCAGGCAGCCTTCACCCACCTTGATCACGATGTTGCCGCCGCCCGACAGGGTGCCCATGGTCGAGCAGCCGCCGCCCAGGTCCGAACCCTTGCCGACGAACACGCCAGCGGACACGCGGCCTTCGATCATGCCCGGGCCTTCGGTGCCGGCGTTGAAGTTGATGAAGCCTTCGTGCATCACGGTAGTGCCTTCACCCACGTACGCACCCAGACGCAGACGTGCCGCGTCAGCGATACGCACACCGGCCGGCACCACGTAGTCGGTCATTTTCGGGAACTTGTCCACCGAGAACACTTCCAGCAGTTCGCCGCGCAGACGCGCTTCGAGTTGCAGTTCAGCCAGTTCGCTCAGGTCGATTGCACCCTGGCTGGTCCAGGCCACGTTCGGCAGCAGCGGGAAGATCCCGGCCAGGCTTACGCCGTGTGGCTTGACCAGACGATGCGACAGCAGGTGCAGCTTGAGGTACGCCTCTGGCGTCGAGGTCAGCTGTGCGTCTTCGGCCAGCAGGGTGGCGACCAGCGGCTTGTGGCTCTCGGCCAGACGGGTCAGCAGTTTGCCTTGAACGGCGTCGATGCCTTTGACCGCTTCAGCCAGTTGCGCAGCCTGTGCAGTGGTGAAGGTGATGGCCTGGTTGCCTTCGGTGTAACCGAGGATCGGCGCAACAGCGGCGACCAGTTCGGCCGACGGGTTGAGCAGTGGCTGAGCGTAGAACACTTCCAGCCAGGCGCCTTGACGGTTTTGCGTGCCGACACCAAAGGCGATGCTGAACAGAGAGTTGGACATGTGAATACCTCTAGCAATAAGTGACGGGCTGCTTACTTGAGTGCGGCCGCGTAGATGTCTGGCTTGAAGCCAATCAGGGTTCGGTCACCGAGATCGAGCACCGGGCGCTTGATCATCGAGGGTTGAGCGAGCATCAGTTCGATGGCTTTCGACTGGTCGAGATCGGCTTTACGTTCGTCGTCGAGTTTGCGAAAGGTCGTGCCTGCACGGTTCAACACCGTTTGCCAGCCGTGCTCGTCACACCATTGGGTCAGGTGCTCACGATCGATACCGGCGGTTTTGTAATCGTGGAAGTCGTAGCTGACAGCGTGTTCATCGAGCCAGGTGCGCGCCTTCTTCATGGTGTCGCAGGCTTTGATGCCGTAAAGCTGTAAGTTCTTGATTTCGTTGGGCATAAAATCCTCCCCAAAACTTCCCCAATATCGCCCCAAAATTCAGCCGGTGATTATGCCACGTCGATCCACTCTGCGCCTCGACTGTCGCGGTACACGTCGGTCATTGCGGCCGAGCGGTGGCCAAGCAGCTTCTGGGCATCGCGGCCTTCTAGCTCATGAAGGCGCGCGGCAAGCGACCGCTGTTCATGGAAGGACGGCGGTTGCCGCCCGAAAGTTATCCCCAGCTTCGCCCCGGCTTTGTCGCGCGCTTCCGCAAATGCGGAGCTGAGTGTATCCAGCACCACGGGCTGGCCAGCCTTCGCCCGGCCCGACGCCTGCGCATGATGAACCAGGTGTTGTGACAGAACGCGATCGCGGCATTGCTTGATGACAGTGGAGAGGTTCAGCCCGACCGACTCCAGTTGTAGCTCCGTGCTGATCCGCAGGCGTGCGCCGGTCTTGGACTGCACGACATGCAGGAAGTCGTCGCGCACATCCTTGAACAGCATCGAGGCGATATCGTCACGGCGCTGACCGGTCAGCACTGCCAGTTCCATTGCCCTGCGAAGCCATGGCTTCGTCGCCTCGGCATAAATCGCCTGCCACAACTCCAGCGTCAGCCGTTCGCGCTTGATGTTCACCCGCGCCGCCTTGGTCACCTCGACCGGGTTGGTGTCTGCCCATCCCCGCGCTTGAGCCTCGGCGAACACGTCTCGCAACAGCGAGCGCATCGCCCGCGCCATTTGTGCCTTTCCCTCTTTGGCCATGCCTGTCAGGTAATCGGCCACATCCATCGTGGTGATTTCCTTTATCCCTTTCGAACCGAACTCGGCGTCCAGCCGGTTGATCCGCATGCGCACGTTCTTGTTGCTGCTGGCGGACAGCTTGCGCTCGGCGAACAATTCGCGGTATTCCTCCAGCCATTCCGAAAACAGTTTGCCCGGTGCTGGCGCCGGCGCGCTGATGCGCTCGGTCAATGTTGGTCTGATGGTGTCGGCATGATTAGCAGCGACCGCCTCACGGATCGCCGCCTCCTTATCCTTGCCCAGACCGAACACGCGACCACTGACCGGGTCGCGATAGGTGTAATACGTGACGCCGTTGCGGGCGTCGGTCTTGCGGTAGAGATTGGGTGGAAGATCCTTTGACCCGGTGTTACGCGGCCTGGGCGCCATTGCGTGCTCTCTCTATTCTGCTGATCAGGCTGCCACCGACAATTCGGATCGGCTGCAGGTCAGGTTCCTGATAGTGGGCGTTCGATTCTACATAGTAGCTGCGCCCGTGCTTCACCGGTGCTGGCGCTATCCGGCCTTCACGCGCCCATTTGCGCAGCGTGTTGGGGCTGGGCGGCGTCTTGAACTCGGCCGCCGCCCATTCATCCAAGGTGACTTTGCTCATGTGATGCTCCATGCCGCGCGTGGCGGCAGAAGGTGGTTATTCGGTTTTGGTGGGGAACCACTCGTTCTTGTATTCGAACTGGGTGCAGCGCTCGACCTCGATGCTCGGCAGTTGCCGGCGGAAGGTCTCAGTCCCGTAAGGCTTGGCCACGTATTCGGCCGCTTCTTCCATGAACGTTTCTTTGAAGATGCGCAGGAAATGATCGGCGGCCTTTTCGTGATCCTCCTCGCGATAGTTGCCCACGCAGATAGCGCCGCGGCACACGCGCCAAACGATTCGCTTGGGCTGCTCTTCCGCCGCTTTGATCTTGTCTGCGGCCGTGTTGCGGGCGAAGCGAAGCTGGTCCAGCGTCATCGTGTCGAGCCATTCGACGGTGCCCATTCGCACTGTGTGGCCGTGTTCGCACTTGATTTCAGACATACGAATTCCTCGCCCGCCGTACACCGGCAGGCTGTTGAGTTGGGGGAGGGGTTACTGCTGAATCAGTTCGGCGGGGACGTTGACCGTCGCGCCGCGTTTGGCGAAGACCACGGCGCGGAACACTGCGATGGTTCGGGTTTCGCCGGGCTGGCGGTTGAACGGGTCGTTGGTCATGTCGGCCAGCCAAGGGTGACGGTGGCCAACATCGACCCAGACGCCGTACTTCGTGATCAGTTGCTCGGCATCGGGCAGGGCGAAGAGCTGTAGTTGACCGGCGCTGGGCTGCGAATCGCCCTCGATCGCGTTGATTGCCCAGTCCAGTGCCGGGCCGGTCAGTTCCTCGGTGCGGACGCTGACCAGGCGACTCATCGCGTAGCGCTCGATGCCTTTGGCGGCGATGGCGGAAATCCAAAGAACATCCGCCGCTTGCCTGTATAGCCACACTCTTGGCATCCGGCGGCCGGGTGGGTGTTGTACCCATAGCTGCAGCTTGAGCAGTCGCAGCTACAGCCTGAGCATTCCATTGTGCACTGCGCCTCCTGCTCGACTTCGTTGTCTCGGGTGATCAAGAAGTTGGAGCGCCGATCCAGACGAAAGCCGGTGATTTTCTCAGCCTCCTCATAAGTGGATGGCTCTCTGCGGAAACCCCATTTGGCTGATGGGTCGGCAACGATGCGAGTAACTGTTCTCATCGCCACGGCCCCCTGTAGATCAGGTAGGCCATGTAGAGCGGGGCGAAGATCATGGCTGAACCCTCTTGAATTCGACGACCCAGACCCACGGATTGGCATCCCAGTCGCCGCCGGTGGTGTTCCACAGATTGCCGAAAGCGTTCCTGGCGGAACCCAGGCACTGTTCGTGACTGGTCGTCTCGGCCCACATCCAGCCTTCGCGCTGCGGGTGATGTTCTGCAGGCGCTGGGCAGTCGCCGACCTCACTCCATCCTTTGCCACCGTGGCCACACTTTCGGCCGTAGTCGGTGAAGAAGCAGCCTTCTGCCTGGGCCTGTTCCTCGCTGATGTCCTGCAACCGCTCGACGCGTACGTCGGTGATCTCCAGCAGGATCCGGCAGGCCCAGCGCGGCATGTGGATGGAAGGCCGCGAGCGGCGCGGGTAGTCCCAGTGAGCGACTGAGCCATCGTATTCGTCGCCTTCTGGATGACGGTAGATGACTGGCGCCCGATCAGCGGCATATCGCGAAAGATCCACTGCGTCGCTGCGGCCCTCGTCCGATTCTGTCGTTTCGCGCACCCATAGCCGTTCACCAGGCTTGCCGTACGGGCAGTCGGCAATAATCTGAGCTTTGGCATTTGGGTAAAGCCAGCGGCCGCCGCGCTTGTTTTTGAACGTCAGCATCGGGCCGATCATGTCGACCTCCCGCACTTCAGGCTGAGGCTTAACCGGGCGACGGGTCACAGTCTTCCGGCCACCCAGAATGGCTCGCACCATCGGCGCCGAGAACAGGATCGGCCGTTCCTTGATATTGGTCATTGTGATAACTCCAGTTCGGCCGGCGCTGCGGCGGCCAGGGTTTCGACGGCCAAGGCGTAGACGTCCGGGTGCTGCTTGTCGAAAGCAGGCATGTGTTCAGTTTCGATCCAGGTGCCGCGCACGGCGCCCTTGGCCAGCCACGCCGGCTTGCTCCCGGGCGCCTGCGTCCATGCGGTGACGCCGATGCCGTGGCTGGCGATCTGTTTGGCGGTGATGAAGCCTTGGCGCCGGAGCTGGGCCAGTACCTTCAGTGCTGACTCCTTCCACGGGGTCAGGCGCACAGGAGAGGGCACACCCGCCGGCAGGTTTGTGACCAGCACCGGCACCTGGCAGCGCTCAGGCGGGTTCCAGTCGAACATGTACCAGTCGTAGAAGGGTTTGTGGCCGCTTACCTCCAGCAGAGAATGGTCGAGGCTGAAGGTCATGCAGTTGCCTTGCCGGGTCCAGCTCTGTCTCGGCACCAGCACTCTGACGCCAAGATGTTCCAGCATCTTCACGATGCCTTTGCTGGCATCGGTGATTTTGCTCACGATCACCAGTCGGTAATCTGGCCCGGCGCGCCCATAAAGGTCGTCGCCGCGGCAGGGCAGAATCTGGTCGGCTACCTTGGCGTTCAGCTGCAGCTTCGCTTCGACGCCGATCTGCCGACCATCTTCGTGCACGACCAGCACGTCGAAGTCGGCCGCCTCGGGGTAGCACGTCCAGCCGGGTAGTTCGTTGAACTCCTGGATGAACAGCGCGCAGAGGTCAGCCTCCTTTTCGATTTTCTCGATAGGCATGTCTCGTCCTTGCCGCTATAGCGGCTGACTTTGAAGGGGGGGGGAGTTACGGGTTCGAAAGTTTGCCGGTCAGGCGTTCGCGCCAGGTGAGTCGGCGGGGCAAAAACTCGGTGTCATCAATCGTGACGACGACATATGCGCAGCGGTCGAAGTCGGCTTCGCGCTTTTCCTTCAGCCAGCAAGCTTCTTTCTGCGCATCTTCCATCGTGATGGATTCGAGCTCGTGCACGTTGAACCCGTTGCTGTGCACGTGCCAGCCGTGGATAACCGCAACGTACCGGCTCATGGCAGTTCGTCCCCGACAATCAATTTGCATGGGCCTTGGCGAACATTTGCGAGCTCTGTCACCAGCTCATCAATCCGCTGATCCGCTGCGTTCAGGCGCTGCTGCAGGGCGTTACGCTCGGCGGTGACTTGGTCGAAGTCGGAACCCAGCACATACCGCACCGACTCATGCCCGCATTCGCATGTGTCCCACACATCGTCCTGGCACCATTCACGGCCGCTGGATTGGCCCTGCTCCTGGCAGGCGGGGCCGAGGTAGATCACTTTGAGTTCGCTCACTTCGAATGCCCCTTTCAATTGTCGGTACCGGTGTAGGTGCGCCAAGGCACCTTCACGCCGTTTACGAGGAATCCCCAGTCACCGCGCCACTTGCTGGTGATGAAGAGGGTCATCACGCCGCCGGGTGATACCTGGTCGATGCGGTGGTATTCGCCGTGGTTGAGGCGGGCGGTTTCTCCGGGCGCTCGACGGCGCCACATGATTTGGCGCTGCTCGATGTACCAGCCGCGCAGGATGATGGTCCGGGCGTTCCACGGGTGATCGTGCAGGTCTCGATCTTCGTCCGGGCGCAAGATGTGGTGAACGCGGAACGACCACGGGCACCACCACAGCGCCGGCTTGTGCGTCTCCCGGCTGTACGGGTTGAACAGCCACCAGCGGCCCATGTACATCTCGGTGCCGTCGGCGGACATGATGTGCTGGTACGGGGTGAGCTTGGCGCGGGCGATTAGCCATTCGGCGATTGCCGGGCGCGCGAGTACCTTGGCGAGGATTCGCCAGAAGATCGTCAGCATGGATGGCGTCCTATGCCGGGGCGTGCCCGGGCGCTGGATAAGTTGGAATTCAAGCGTTTTATTGCCGGTGCAGGAGTCGTGACGGAATGATCTGGCTATCAACAACGCCTGAGCGCTTCAGCATGAAAAAACTGACTGACTTGATGAACCTGATCGCAGCTGCTATCCGACTGATCGACGCGATCATCCGTACGGGCTGGGTGTGATCTGCTTGAGGATGCGTTGGCCGATCCAGCGCACGCAGGGCACGGCCTTGCTGTTGCCGATCGCCTTGTAGCGCGGGCCGTCTGGGCATTCGCTGGCGGGTTTGCCGCGCCACGGGATCAGCGTGTAGTCGTCGACCATGCCCTGAAGGCGTTCGCACTCTCGCGGTAATAATCGGCGAACGCTTGATCCGCCGACAAGCTGGCCAGTCCATGCATGCTCAGCCTTGATATTTCCATGATTGGCACCGAGTGTGCCGGCGACTTCGGAAACCATGACGGCGTGCTGACTGCCTTGATCTAGCGTGTACATCGGTTCGCCTGGTTCTGCGATACCAAGACCGTTCTGATCTTTCCCACGGGTGGCATTCTGGATCGCAAGTACGGCATTTTCCTGACCGTTGTTGCGCCCAAGCGTATGGGCTTGGTCGTAGCTTACGCAGGGATCTTGAGTTCCGTGCACTACACACGGCACGTCGTCGTAACTGTATCCACCGGACTTGCGAGCACCGCCAGCCAGTGTTGGCGCAACAACAAAATGGCCAGCCGCTGCGCCGTCTGGGCGGCCGCCGGCACCACCGCTAAATGCATGACTGGTTAGAGCCCCGGCCACCTCCGGATGAAGGAAGAACGTCTCGCTTTCCACATCGAGCCGACTGTCCTTCGCGGTGAGTGTTGCCGACCGCTCGACCGATCCGCCAAGGCTGTGACCGCCGAACGCCGGCACGCCGCAGAACACACCAACCGCAGGGCCCTCGTCACCTTCGCAGTTTGGGCAGCCGTACTGCCCTAGTGACTCGTCGAAGGTGTATCCACATCCGCACTGGAGCGCAGGGCCGAACGGAGCTGATCCGGTAACGTCTTGCCCCTCGCCTCGGCGCGGCGCAGTATCCCGGCGCACGCCTTCTCGCTCAAAAAGTACCTCGGTGGGATCGAATCCGTCTCGAGCACTTGCGACAACGAACACACGGCGGCGTCGTTGGGCCAGGCCGAAATATTGGGCGTCCAGGATCCGCCACGCGATTGTTCTTTTGGGTCCATACACACAACCAGCGTCCGGCCATTTCTTCCCTGAAGGCTGCAGTTCGCAGTCTTCCCCAGCAAGCGCGCCAAGAAAGCATCCGAAGGCGTTCCCTTTGTCGCTGAGGACGCCGGGGACGTTTTCCCAGACGATGACGCAGGGCGGCTTTCGCTGGCCTGCTCGAACATAGTCAACTGCATCTGCGAGCTCCACGTATTTGATGGTGAGGGCGCCGCGCGGATCGGTGAGGCCTTCGCGCATCCCTGCCACGCTGAAGGCCTGGCACGGCGTGCCGCCGATAAGGATGTCCGGCGCGGCGATCTTGCCGGCCAGCACCTGAGCGCCGAGTTTGGTCATGTCGCCGAGGTTCGGCGTGTTCGGGTAGTGGTGGGCCAGCACCGCGCTGGGGAAGGCTTCGATCTCGGCGAACCAGGTGGCGCGCATCTCGAGAGGCTTCCATGCAAGCGTTGCCGCCTCGATACCGGAGCAGACCGAGCCGTAAGTGATTTCCATAGGGGATCCTCGCCGGCTGGCGTGATTCGTAGAAGTGGGGTATTTGTGTTCGGCCCGGCATGGAGCCGGAGATAGGAGAAGCAGATGGCAAACCAAAATCAGCTCGATGCTGTAGAACAGCTACTGATGGCTTTGTTGAACACGCCAGAAATGAATCTGGTGTCGAGCAAGGTTTTTGAAAAAGCCCAGGCCGCGTTGATGGGTAGTGATGGCCCGCCAGGCACAAAGCAAAAAACCGATGCAGCTAACTATTTGGCTCACCTGAAGCTGCAGTTGAAGTAGTAGATCTACCTAGGCTTGACGATTTCGTCGTCAGGCTCTGGCGGGTCATCAACGAGCGACTTCAAGCCGGCAGCCTGAATAATTCGCGACACCTTTTCAGATACAACAAAAGGTGTCGTGACACACTTGAGCATCTTGGCTTGTGTTTCGAAGTCAGCCGCGATCAGGTTCCGCAGCAGGTTCTGATACACCTCCTGCTGGTTGTTGAAGCCGTGGGCGACCATGACCCGCTTGAGGTCTGGCTTGAACACCCCGGCCACCTCAACCGTAAACTTCTCGACGCCCAATGCAGCATCCTTCGCTGCTGCCTTCTCGCGCTTTTTCTTCTGCTTGATCGCTTCCTTCGTCGGCTCCTGTTCTTCGGCCATGGCCTACCTCTTCAATTCCGCTGGCCGGCAAGTCCAGCCAGGTCTGTTTGCGGCGCTGCTGCACCTGTTTGCTCATGCGCTTCATTTATCGGCGAACGTAATGCCGTTCTCCTGGGCGATCAGCTTCACGCGGCTGATGCGCATGTCCAGCGCGGTGGCCGCCATGGATGCGGTCTTGCCGGATTCGGCCAGCGCCTTGACCTTCGGTGCGTCCTTATCGCGCAGTACACGCAGTTTCTTGCTGTGGGGCGTGGCGCCGAACATTGGCACCTCGGCGCTGACGCCGGACGGGATCTGCTGAACGTGTTTGCCGGCGCCGAAGAAGTCTTCGAGCGCGCGGCTGATCTTTGCGGTTACCTCGTCGCGCGGATCGGGAAGTGGGACGCCGATCATTGGACACCTCCCACTGGCCGGTTGGCCTTATCTTCGAACTGCAGGGCTAGGTCATACGCGGCCTTGTACGTCCAGCGGAACGCCTTGGTCTTGCCGCTGGACAGTTCGACGACGTGATACGCCTCGCCGACTGCCTTCACCTGGAAGCGCACCTTCTTCGGTGGCATGACCTGATCAACGCGCTTGAAGAACTCGATCCGCGCCGCCTGGGTTTTCTGAAGCAGCACACCGAGTTCCTCGATGCGCTCTTGAAATGATGGATGCATGGCAGATGCCTCGGTGTGGGTTGCGTTTATTCGTCAGCACTCTGTGTCGCCTGCTGGTTGCCGTTGGGCGCAGGGCAGAGTGCTGACGGATAAAGGCTGTGGGAGCGAGATGCGTGTTTTGTTGGTGGTTCTGTCTGCCAGCGCCCGGAATAGAGCGGCGCCTCCTATGGGAGCGAAGCGAAGAAAAGGCCCAACTGGACGGGAGGGCCTTTTGTGTAGCAACAGATGCAGTGATTCTCGGGTTCCGGTGTTTTTGGCGGGACCTGTCAGCGCCAGAACGCTGCGACCCCGGCGATACATCGCCAGTGCTCGCGTTGTGCGCGTTGCGGATCGGTTGGCAGCGCGATAGAGCAGGGCGGTTCTGGCCGCACATGATCCAGCGCTGCGCCGATCAGGATGATCAGAAGCATGTGCTTCTCCGGTTGATTGCAGGTGTCCAGCGTCTGCTGGGTTGGCGTCCGCATCCCGCTGCCCACTCAGTGAATGGGCAGAAGTGATGCCTACTGAACGACGCGAAGCTCGCTACGCAACACCCAGTTACCCGAGGATTTCACCATGCACCCCACGAACGGGGCGTACTTGGTTTCTCTGTCGGTCTGGTAGCCGTAGTAGGAGCATCCGCCTCGATTTATGAGGCTGTTGATGAGCAGCCCCAGCGCAAGGATCACCACGAAAGTGATCAATGCCTGGCGTAGCCGCTTGCTCACGCTTCGATACCGAAGTCTTTGAGACGCAGGCCGAGCTCATTCCCGATCTCGGCGAGCACCTTCATCTCTTCGGGGCTGATGTTGCCGTCGCCCTCGGCCACCGTGAGCATGTTGACGAACACCTCTTCGGCGTCGGCCGGGTTGTTTTTGATGTCGCGGATCTCGCGCAGGATATTCATGCGGCCGAGACGGAAGCCCGCCTGCAACTGTTCGGTGAACAGGTTGACGGTGCTGGTGATCTCGGAGCCGAAGTGTTCCAGCGCCTTATTGGCCCGGATCTGGATATCGATCTGGGCGGCTTCGTTTTTGCTGATCTCGCCATCGGATGCCGCAACCAGCAGACAGCCGCCGACGATGGCTTGCATCAGGTCACGATTTTCCAGTTTCTTGACTGCGCGCTTGGCGCCGAACAGCTTCTTACCGATACCGAACATGGGTGATTCCTCTGGGTTGGGTTACATCCCGCTGCACCCTGTCGCCAAGGTGCAGCAGCGATGATCACTCGGCCTTCAGAACTTCAACGGCAACGCGGTAACCAGCTGCCAAGCCGTCGTTGTAATCTGCTTCCTTCCAATTGCCCTCACGCCGTTGAATTACGGCGTTGTCCTCGCACTGTTGAGCGTGCTGCTCGAGCTTCGCAATTGCGTCTTCGTACTTCATGGTCGATCACCTGTCGGTTGTTTTCCCAATGCACCCGGCCAACCAGGTGCATCAGTGAAAAATTCCACGTCCCTTCGGCGCTGCTGGCGCGGTACGGGCTCGTTCAAATTGTTCTTCCGGCCGCGACATCGTCCGCCGGATAACTGATTCGGGGCTTTACGCTGCGCACCCTAGGACAGTTGCCATCCCTCTGAATCGTTGAGGCCGATTCATCGCTGCCTTGCTGAGGCCGGTAGTTATCCGGCGTTGAAATTAATTTAGCTTCTAGCTAAAGATGCGTCAATAGCTCCCAGCTAAATAATTTAGCTTTGGGTGAAATTCTGCATTGGCAAGGTGGGAGGAGATCGTTTCGACGGAGGGGGCTTTTGCATTGTGCTAAGTGTCGCTATGCTGCGACACGAATACTGTACGAATATACAGCACAGGAGCAACAACACATGGCGCGCCCACAAAAACAGAAACAAGAACGCACCCCTATGTCCGGAGTAGAGCGCCTGAGTTTGCGGGTCTCGAGCATGATCAATCACCCGATCGCGCAATTGAACCGGACGGTGACTATCCATCGGCTGGACACGGACGGGGATAGGGAGTGGGATGAGGTGATGAATGTGCTCGCCGAGGTCGACGGCATCGATATCGTTTTCAACGACGACCCCGAATCGGTCACGTTACGGTGGGAGGCCGCGTCAGATAACGATGCGCAGGTAGAAATGAATGACGAACTGGAGCCATTAGAGGAGGTAGCGCCTTTTTAAAGGCGAAAAAAGCCCGCTGGGTAGCGGGCTTTTTGTGCTGGCTCACGCCTTTCGCGCGTTCCAGATCAACAGCACCTTTGCATGAATGTTGACGTCGTCGATCCTTGCGGTCTGGTTTTCGTAGTGCTGATTGTCAGATATCAATCGGTAATGCCCTTCATCTAACCGCATGACTCGCTTGATGTAGAGCTCTTGGTGCCAGGTCATCAAATAAATGCCCTCACCAACAAACTCGTTGACGCCCCGATCGACGATGACAAGGTCTTTGTCGTTGATGGTTCCTTCCATCGACTGTCCCCATCCCGTAATCATCGCCAAAGCGTTTGCGGCGGTGTAGGTCACTCCTTTTTCTCGAAGGATCTCCTCCCTAACAACGAGATTGCGAACGGCCTCGTTGTATTCCGGGGGAACCTGGCCATGCCCCATAGCAGCACGGACATCGTATTGAGGGATTAAAATTTCTTCGCTTGTAGGGCGAAGCCGGGTCAGATTGGTCGAAATGACTTGCTCGGGCCCATCGTCCGGCTCTTCTGCAGCTGCGACGATACGATCCCTGGCCTCAACCGATAGGCCCTTCACCTTGGCGAGCATCCGCTTCACCTGGTCCGCTGCGGAAGGTGCCTTCGCTGCTACGTCCCCCGGGTCGCCCTCCGATTCCGTACCCTTGGCAATCACGCCACCATCGCTAGGTATCGAGTCAAACCAGCCCCGCGGAAGGTTCTCGATCGACTCGATACGCCGAGCAACGTCATCCCCAAGGTTCTTAGCAGTTTTATCCGACAGGATCTGACTTAAGTGCGCAGGCGCCATCCCCCAGCGCTCTGCGCAGGCGCCTTTTCTTTGGTCGCCAATCAGTGAGATCAATTGGTGTTTGCGAATCGCATAAATATCCATGCGGCCAAGGATGACAGCGTTTAGCTCAATGCTAAATGTGCTCACAGCTAAATATTCCTTGCTCCAATGTTAGCCCTAAGCTAAATTTCTCCTATGTTTCAGGAGATTCCTTATGAATGACCATCTGCGCGACTGGCTCGCAAACGCTGCTTCCAGCCGCCGGGAAGAAGTTGCCGCTGCCGCTAAAACCACCGTCGGCCATCTTTGGCAGCTCGCGGGTGGTCACCGCAAAGCATCTGCCGAACTTGCTGAACGCTTGCAGGATGCCTCCGGAGGCGAAATCACCATCGCTGGCCTCCGTCCCGATCTCGTCGAGCTTGCCCACAAGGTTTTGCTCGGCGCTGCCTGATCCGCTGAACAAATGATCGCCCAGGTGTCGCTGGGCTTCCACGGAAACAAATTTGAGGTTTTACGAATGGAAGATTTCTTGAGAGCCACCCACGCGACTGTCAAGGAAGCGGGTGCGGAGGAACTAGCCGGGAAGATGTGCATGGCTCACGTGAGCCTACTGCAGCGCTCGAACCCGGACAACGCAGCACATCACCTGACCATTGAGCACTTGTTCGGGATCCTGCTGCATACCGAAGACATGCGCCCGCTGATGGCCTTGGCTGATCAGTTCGGGTTCGAGCTGGTGCCGAAGGTTGCGCCTGCGCCGAAAGAACTGACCGCTTCGCTAGTGCACGTCGGAAAGGAAGTGGCGGATCTGACCATTGCGGTTCATGAGGCGCTGGATGATCAGCACGTATCGGCCAGCGAGAAAGCGGACATTTTGAATGAGATCGGCCAAGTGCGGGACAGCCTCCACCTGCTGGAAAGCTCAGTGAAGGCTGCCTGAATCGCGGGCATAAAAAAACCGCCTGGCAGGGCGGTTCTTTCAACAGCAATAAAACTTGTGGGGCCATTATGAACACGATTGTCGCTCCAAGCAATACGGTCAGCATGTCCAGCCGAGAGATCGCTGATCTCACTGGCAAGCAACATCAGCATGTTGCTCGTGACATAAAGCGCATGCTCGCCGACCTGAATTTCAATGCGTCCACTTTTGGACGCATCTATCTCGACGCACTGAATCGTCAACAAACAGAATTTTTTCTCCCGCACGACCTGGTAATCACGCTGCTCGCCGGTTACAGCGCTCCACTTCGATACCGTGTCGTGACACGTTTGCAAGAACTAGAAAAAGTGTCGCGACACGACATAGCAATCCCCAAAACTCTCCCCGAGGCTTTGCGCTTCGCCGCTGAACAGGCTGAGCAAAACCTTCAGCTTCAACAGGTCATTGCCAAGCAGGCGCCGAAGGTTGATGCGCTCAACCGTTTGGCCAAAACGCAGGGCGACGTTTGCATCACCACTGCCGCCCAGATCCTTGGCGTTCGGCCAACCAAGCTTTTCGGATGGCTAAACCAGAACCGGTGGATTCATCGCCGCACCGCGCATTCGAGTTGGGTTGCCTATCAGCCTCGACTGAACAGCGGCTGGCTCAAACACAAGCTCGTCAAGGTTGGTGGCGGTGAAGGGCAGGACATCAAGGTCGTTGAGCAAGTCATGGTCACCCGCGCCGGCATCGTCACGCTGGCTGAACAAATCCAAGGAATCACGCTGTGAGCGTTCAAGCAATGTCATGGGCGCTCGGTTTGCCCACTCAAGTTCTCAAAGACTCCAGCGCTCGGCACGTTCTGCTGTGCCTGGCCAACTATGCCGGCTCGAATGGTACCGGTGCCTTTCCGTCCGCCACCACCCTGGCCGAAGACACAGGCCTGTCTGAGCGCACCGTGCGTTACAAACTGGACGATCTGGAGAAGTCCGGGCTGATCAGGAAGGGCAATCAGGCGATCGCCGCCGTTCACATCGACCGTCATGACCGCCGCCCAGTCGTTTACGACCTTCAACTGTCGCGGGGTGCAAATGCTGCACCCCGTTCAGAGCGGGGTGCAAATGACGCAACGGGGTGCAACTCACAACAGAACGGGGTGCAGCCTACGACAGAACGGGGTGCAGCGGCTGCACCCAATACGTCAATTAACCATCAGGTAACCGAAGAGCAGCTGCAGCAGCGCGAGATTGATTCCGCTGTTGCCGACCAAGATCAGGGCGCCGTCGAATCGCAAGACGACCGCCAACGCTTCGCCATGTTCGCCACTTGGGACCCGAACGCGAAGGCGCTGTCGGATCAGATCGCAATCGCTGGACTTCCTGCCGATGCGATTCCTGACGCGGCGATCCGGGCGTTCATGGGGTTCTTCGTTGCCAAGCCAGCGACCGTTGATACCTCGGCAGGCTGGTGCTACCGGCTGGTGCAGTGGGTCAAGCGGGAACACGTCAAAGCTTCGGGGCAGGGCAAGACGCCTGACTTTGATGACACCAGCTGGGCAAACAATCTGGGAGACCTGTGATGGAAAACAAGAAGCCCCGCAGCACCGAGCAACTGCTCAGCACGATGGGTAACCTACCGCCGGTAGCGCTGGTTCAGCCGAAGCAGTTGCCGCCGGGAACCGCAGAGGTCGTGAACGCGTTGTTCAAGGAATTGCAGGCGATTTTCCCGGCTTGGAAACAGGCGTGGCCGGATGATGAATCGCTGAAGGCTGCCAAGCGCAGCTGGATCAAAGCGTTTCTCGTGGCCGGAATCAACCAGCTAGAGCAGATCCGCTACGGACTGCAGAACTGCCGGCAAATCGGTGGTGACTTCGCACCGAGCGTCGGCAAGTTCATCAAGTGGTGCCAGCCAACTCCCGAGATGCTCGGCATCCCATCGCATGACAAGGCCTTTCGTGAGGCGCTGGAGAATTCTCACCCGAGTCGTTTCGGATCGCGCACCTGGTCCCACGCAGCCGTGCGCCACGCCGCGCTGCAATGCGAGATGCACAACCTCGGTGACCTGATCCCGGAAAAGGCCAGCAAGGTTTTCGACCGTGCTTACGACATCACCATTCGCCGCCTCGTCCAAGGGCTCCCGCTCGAGGACATCGCCGTCGGCATTGGCCACGATGGCAGCAAAGCGCCGATCGAGTGGGCAAACGAACTTACCGAGCGAGTAGCTCAGGCGCAGGTGGCGCGGATGGGGATTCCGGCCAACGGCCAGTCGGCACGCGAGCAACTGCTGCGCCGTCTCGGTCTTACGCCATCGGCTCGGGTCGTTGGGGGTGCTGCCCATGGCTGATTCACGTCTTTTGCCGGTCGATCCTTCGGATTACCGCTACGCCGTTCACAGCTGCGGATATAAGTGGGACCTGACTTGTCTGCCTGACCGCGCCGTCGCGCTTTTCGCTGATTCGGCGGCCGCCCTCCGGTTCGGTCAGTCGATGTGGCCATCCACTTGCGAAGTGATCGACATCACCACGGGGAAGCGGGTATGCGAGTGAGTTCGAGAAAGCTCCGCGCCTCGGCCAATGGCCAAGAGTGCACCGTCCGGATGCCGGACATCTGCAATTACAACCCAGAAACCACCGTCCTTGCGCATCTGCCATGCGGGCAGAAGGGCATGGGCATGAAGGGTTTCGACACCGTCGCGGTGTACGCCTGCAGCGCATGCCACGATGTCATCGACGGCCGCGCCGCCGGCGAAATCGATTGGCAGGACATGCCCCGCGCCATTGCCGAAACCCACGAAGGCCTGATCCGGGCCGGAATTCTCACCGTGAAGGGGGCCGCATGATCGCCTTTCTGGAAAACAACCTGGTTCATTTTTACCTTGGATTCATGCTGATCGTTTTCGGCGCAATCCTTTGGGGTATTCGTCGCGTGACTCGCCGCGGGCGCATCGTGCGTGGTGAGGGCGTATGAAGCCCGCCGTCATGAGGCTGTTCAAGGCCAAGCCTGTGCGGGCCAAGCGCGTCGATCGTGAAGGTCTCGAGCAAGCCGCGCTGATCGACGAGCTCCGACTTCGGATGCCGGAAGTCGCCGACTTGATTTATCACGTCCCCAACGGTGGGCACCGCCTGAAGAAGGTGGCGGCCGATCTGAAGGGGCAGGGCGTCGCCGCGGGCGTTCCTGACCTGGTGCTGACCATGGCGCGCGGTGGTTATTTCGGTCTGTACATCGAATTCAAGGCGACACCGCCGAATTCCGCCGCCGTCTCCGATAGTCAGCACAAGTGGATTCGTAAACTGAACGATCAGGGCTACCTCGCAATCGTCTGCCGGGGGCACTTTGATGCAATGGAACAGATCCGCGCCTACCTTCGACTCGCACCTACAGTGGTGGCTGCATGAGCCAGAGCTTGCTGACCACGTTTTCTGATGCAGAGATCCGCCGGCAATCGGCCAACACCGATATCCGTGACATGCGGGACGCGCGGTACCCGGGTGTTTATTTCCGCTTCCACAAGAATCGCGAGCGCGGTACGTGGCACCTGGTGGTCGGCAAGAAGTGGGAGAAGATCGCCGGTTTCCCGGAGCTGCCGGTGAAAGGGCTGATCAATGCGCTGCCGAAGATCCGCGAGCGTCTCGCTGCTGACCCGAAGGCCTCAGCCGCTGCTGGCACCCTGCAAACGGTCGGCCAGTTGCTCGACTGGTTCACTGCGCGCCAAGCCGTTGACCGCAGCCTGTCGGCCAAGCGCCGGTCAACCAACACCTCGATCATCGCCTGTCACCTGAAGCCGCGGCTCGGTGACCTGCTGGTGGAGGAGGTCGACCGCTTCACCCTGGACAAGCAGCTGATGTGGCCGATGCAGGCCGAGTTCTCGCTGTCCTACGTGCGCCTGATGTGGGGCGTGCTGGTGGTGGCGTTCCGGCAGGCCGAGAAGCTGCGCATGATCAGCTCCAACCCGATCGCCGGTTTCAAGTTCACCGACTTCACCAAGGCGAAAATCCAGCCCAAGCCTTCACGGTTGCGCGCCGTCCAGCTAGAGGATGTGATCGGGAACTTGGCCGCCAGTTTCGAGCGGTACCCGCAGGACTGCATGCTTGCGCTGATGATGCTCTGCCACGGTACGCGGGTCGGAGAAACCCGGATGGCTCGGTGGGCGCACCTGACCCTGGGCGAGCAGGGCGAGTGGTTCATCCCGGCCGAGAACACCAAAACCCGCTGTGAACATCGGTTGCCACTGACGCATCAGGTCTGCGCGCTGCTGGAGCGGTACCGGGACTGGCAGGCAGCCAAGGGCTACAAGGGCGCGTTTGTCTTCCCGGCGCGTGGCGGTGGATGCCTCAGCGACAGCCAGGCCTGTGCCGTGTTCACCCGGCTGGGGAAGGGCGAGTGGACAAGCCACGACCTGCGCAAGGTGGCCCGCACCGGCTGGACTGACCTCGGCGTGGACTTCCTCATCGGCGAGATGCTGGTGAACCACACGATGACCCGCAACGTGCAGACCTACATCCACACATCCGCCGAATTGCTCAAGCGCGAAGCCCTGGGCAAGTGGCACGAATGGTTAGACGGGAAAGGCTTCAGCCTGATTCACCGCTCGACCATGACTAGAAACGGAAATTCGCAGAATGCCGCCGAGGCCTTGAATGGCGCGGCTTCTAGCCAAATCACGAAACCATAAAAGGCGAGGTTTAAAAATGATGATTTTGCTCGATAAGGCCACCGGCCTCGCTGTAAATCCCGCCTTCGTCGTGTCGGTCAGGCTGTCCGATTACAACGGGGCAACCCATCTGGTTATCACCATGAAGGACGACTTCGAGATCCAGATCACCAACAACCCCGACCAAGGCGTCGACGTTCATGAGCTGCACCGCAAGCTGCTGGAGGCCGTATGAAGAAGTCGCACGGACCCGCATTGGTTCGCACCCTGATACCGCTCACTGACTGCCCATCGTGCGCTGGCAAAGGAATGATCAAAGGTATGTTCTACGAACTCGACTGCATCGGTTGTCACTCGTCTGGCTTCGTCCATGCTCAGACTCTTGAAGTGGTGCCGCTGGAGCAGCTGGTGGTTCAGCTGGGCCGAATCGCTCGTCGCGGTGGCGCACAGATCACCGGCAAAAATCCGACTCACTTGATCGTTGATGAATACCAAAAAGCAAACAGCCGCGGGCCTGGCGGTTCGTCTTACAAGGGGGATTGAGCATGGGTATGTATAAAGACGTGATGGGCACCCTCGTGCGCGTGCTCGCCGCCGACAACATCGACAACAGCACCAAGCAGTCGTGGCAGAAGCTGATCGACGCCGACTTGCGCCAGGGTGGTACCGGAAGCACGTTATCACCTCGGGACAAGTTCGATTACGACTGCTGCCTTTACGCGCTGCTGCACCGCCAGCTTGCTCCCGCCCAGTGGGACGTGCTGGTCGCGAAGTATTCGACCCACAAGGCCAACAAGGTCGCAGCGATCGGTCGGCTGGTGTCGCGAATGACGTCTCCGGCGCCGGAGTTGTTCATTTACAAAGCGCTCACGGCTTGGGCTATCCCGAAGCTGAAGGGTGTTCAGTCGGGTAAGCGTTCGACCGACATGATTGTGCTGCCGGCCGAGTTCTACGATATGAATACCTGGGATTTGGCTGGCTCCCCCGAGCGGACGCGGCGCAACTGGCGCAGCGGAATCCACAAGCGCCTTGAGCAGCTGGAAGAGGCTGCGGTGATCCATGCCACCGAGATTTTCGAACGGGAAGAAATCTTTGTAGATGCCGCTTGACCATGATGGCCAATTGGCCGTAAATTAACCCCATCATGTCGATCTTGCGCGTTATGAGAGACGACACACGAAGCCCCGCCACCGAGCGGGGCTTTTTCGTTTTTGGGCTTTGCCCAGGCCTTGGCAGGCCTCTTTTATCTTCGGAGCAGTGATGGATCCTACCGATCTCGGCGCAGGCACCGTTACCTGGCTGAGTGGTAGTGCCACGGTGATCCTTGGGGGCCTTTTGTGGCTCCGAAAATTCCTTTCGAAAGATGCTGCTGATCGCGCAATGGACAACGCCGATATCGGCACAGTCCGACGCCTCAATGAACTGCTGGATTCCGAGCGAACTGCCCGGAAAGAAGCTGAGGCTCGCGCCGATCAATTCGCCAAGGAGCGAAATGACCTCGCCGCATCAGTTGGGCGCATGGAAGGGAAGATCGAAGCCTTGACCAGTCAGGTCGCCCAGCTTACCGAGCGGGTGACGCTGCAGAGCGACGAGATTACGCGCCTGCGGAACAAGCTCGGAGGTGTCGCTTGATGGACAGATGTGCAATGGAGTTTATTGCTCGGCGCTGGTGGCGCCGCGCTGAAGTCTGGGCGATCGCAATCGTATTGGTTGCCGGTGGGTCGGTGCTCGGTTATCAGGCCTGCTACTGGTCCCTGGCCGAGAAGCAGGCCAAACAGGTTGAGGACATTCGCCGCGCGTATGCGACCGCAATGGTTGAGCGTGATCATCGTCTGGATGAGTTGACCCGCAAGACCGGAACCGCTGCGGAGAAAGCAACCAAGGCAGCCAACACCGCCACCCAGGCAGCTGATGTCGCGAGCCAAGCCGCAGGAAAGGCTGCTGAAGCAGTTGAGCGGGTCACCCAGTAATTGAGGTAGTCATGCCGTTACGTCCTCAGAAGCCATGCACCGCGCTTGGCTGCCGGGCACTGACCCGCAATGCCCGCTACTGCGATGACCATGCCGAGCTGGCAAAGGCTGCGGCCGCCAAACGCGTCGATGCTCAGAGAGAGAGCAGCACGCAGCGTGGCTACGGGTACAAGTGGCAGAAGGCGAGCAAAGGCTTCCTCAACAAGAACCCACTGTGCGCTGAGCATGATCGGCGCGGTGAGGTCGTGGCCGCGACAGAGGTGGATCACATCATCCCTCACAAGGGTGACATGACTCTGTTCTGGGATCGCAGCAACTGGCAGTCGTTGTGCCATAGCTGCCACAGCGCGAAGACGGCCTCAGAGGACGGTGGTTGGGGCAATCCGAGGCGATAACCGTGCGAAATGCACGAAAATCTGTCAAATGAGACGGATTCTCATCCGAGAGGGAGGGGGAGGGTCAAAACCTTAGAGGTTTTTGCTTCTAGACCGTCCGCCCAGCCTTTTTCTTACGCCCGCGAAATTAAAAAATCAGGAGTTGCGCGATGGGAGGCACCGCCACGGTCGCCGGCCGTGGTCGCAAACCCAAGCCAACGGCCAAGAAAGCACTGGCCGGTAATCCCGGCAAGCGGGCGCTGAACACGTCCGAACCGCAGTTTTCAGAAATTACAAAAGACATCGATCCGCCCGAGTGGATGAGCGATATCGCCGCCACCATGTGGAAGATGGTCGTCCCGGAATTGCTCCGCGAACACGTCATTGCCCTGACCGACCTTCACAACGTGGAAGCGTTTTGCACCGCGTATAGCAAGTGGCGATTGGCCGAAGAATCTGTGCAGACCTACGGCATCGTTGTTGAGTCTGCCCAAGGCAGCCCGATGAAAAATCCAGCACTGACCGCGGCCAACGAGGCGATGCGCCAGATGGTGACGTTCGGGTCGATGCTCGGCCTTGATCCGTCCAGCCGCTCGCGCCTGATCGGCGGGAACAAGGAAAAACAAACCAATGAATTCGCCCAACTACTGAGATCCTAAATGGCCAAATCCCCTACGCCGAACGTCGATAAGGCGACGGCTTGGGGAAGGTCCGTCCTGCGTGGGAAGGTGCCGGCATGCCGGTATGTTCATCAAGCGATCCAGCGTCACTTCGATGACCTGGCTGCCAGTCGCAAGCGCGGATTTCGCTACAAGTTCGATGCCGCCAAGGCCGAGAAAAAGCTCAAGCTGATCCAGCTGCTTCCCCACACGAAGGGCGAATGGGCGTTCAAGCGCCAGCTCATCACCCTTGAGCCGTGGCAGTTGTTCGGCCTTGCCGTCACCTTCGGGTGGGTAAAGAAGAAGGGCGGTCACCGCCGTTTCCGTGAAAGCTACTGGGAGGTGCCACGCAAGAACGGCAAGTCTGTGGTGGCTGGCGGCGTTGGCATCAGCATGTTCGTTGCCGACGGTGAGTTCGGCGCCGAGGTCTACGCCGGCGCTACCACTGAGAAGCAGGCATGGGAGGTTTTCCGGCCTGCCAAACTGATGGTCAGCAAGTCACCGATGCTCATCCAGGCCGCCGGCATCGAGGTCAACGCCTCGAACATGAACATCCCGTCCGACTTCAGCCGGTTCGAGCCGCTGATCGGCAACCCTGGCGACGGCGCCTCACCAAGCTGCGCCATTGTCGACGAATACCACGAGCACCCGACCTCAGCTCAGTACGACACCATGCTCACCGGCATGGGTGCCCGCCGGCAGCCGCTGATGTTCATCATCACTACGGCCGGTGCGGATATCGAAGGGCCGTGCTACGACAAGCGTCGACAAGTGATCGAGATGCTCGAAGGCACGGTGCCAGACGACGAACTGTTCGGCTGGATATGGACGCTGGACGAGGGCGATGACTGGACCGATCCGAAGATGCTGGCCAAGGCCAACCCAAACCATGGGGTGTCTGTGTTCCAGGAGTATCTGGAAAGCCAGCAGGCGCGAGCGATACGCTCGGCAAGGTTCACCAACACGTTCAAAACGAAGCACCTCAATCTCTGGGTGAGCGCCAAGGCCGGCTTCTACAACATGGAAAGCTGGAAAGCGTGTGAAGACACGACGCTGACGCTGGAGCAGTTTGAGGGCCAGGAATGGATCGCCGGCTTCGACCTAGCGCGCAAGCTGGATATGAACTCGCGCGCCCGATTGTTCTGGCGGGTGATCGATGGGAAGACGCATTACTACAGCGTTGCTCCGAAGTTCTGGGTGCCAGAAGACACTGCGTTCAACAGCGACAACAAGCGCATGTCGGAACGCTTTCAGGCGTGGATCAACTCTCGGCACCTCGATGTAACGGAAGGCGCCGAGATTGATTATCGGGAGATCCTCGAAGACACCAAAGAAGCCAATCATCAGGCGCCCATCCGCGAATGCCCAATCGATCCGTTCGGTGCTTCCGGTCTGATGCACGATCTGGATGACCAAGGTTTCAGCCCGATCACCATCACGCAGAACTACACGAACATGTCGGACCCGATGAAAGAGCTTGAGGCGGCCATTGAGTCAGGTCGGTTCCACCACGATGGCAACCCGATCATGACGTGGTGTATCAGCAACGTCATTGGCAAAAATCTTCCGGGGAACAACGACGTCGTACGGCCGATCAAGCAGGGCGATGACAACAAGATTGACGGTGCGATCGCACTGATCATGGCTGTCGGGCGGGTCATCATTATGGCCGGCGACAGCAGCGGCAACATCAGCGACTTCTTCTCCAAACCAATCATCGTTGGATAACTGACCATGGAAACAGGCCTGATCCTATTTATTGCCGTGGCCGTCGTCGCGTTCTGCCTTATCGCCGCTGGAGTGTTTGTTCTCGCCGGCCTCGGCTGGGCTTTGGTGGCGGGCGGCGTTTCCTTTCTGATTGCGGCAGGGTTCATTCGTAAGGGGTTGACCGGTGGATAGATCCCTAAAGACAGTTTTGCGCCAGGCGCTGCACAAGTCGGCCGAGCCTGGGCTTATGCGATCCTCGCTTGCCGGTTGGGTGGGGCGCCGTATCGGGCTGGGGGATGCGTCTTTCTGGAACGGTTACTACGGCACCGATTCGGCTTCGGGCAAAACCGTCAGCCAGCAAACAGCCCTACAGCTGTCTACGGTTTGGGCATGTGTTCGGTTGATTGCTGAGACCTTGGCGACACTACCGATCGCCCTTTACGAAGATCAAAAAGGCGTGCCGGTAGTGGCCAGCGCGCATCCGGTTCACCGGGTGATTAGCGTTCAACCCAACGCTGACCAGACGCCTGTCGAATTCTGGGAATGTGTGGTCGCGAGCTTGTTGCTGTCTGGCAACAGCTTTAACGAACCAACGCGGGTGGGGAAGGACGTTTCATCGCTCGAGTTTTTGCTTCCGCAGTCCGTTTCGCCGCCGCGTCGGTTGGGTGACGGATCAATCGAATACCGATTTATCGATAGCACGGGGAAGTCTCATACGCTGCTCGACGAACAGATGATGCACACACGGGGGTTCGGAACTGACCCCTTATGCGGATTGAGCCCCATCGCGATGGGTCGCAACGTGTTCGGCGCTGCAATGGCCGCAGATGAGTCGGCGAGCAAGATGTTTGCCAACGGCATGAAGTTGGGCGGCGTCTTATCAACTGATTCGATCTTGAACAAGACACAGCGCGAAGACATTCGAGAGGACATGGCTGCGCAGTTCGCCAGCACGGTCAATACCGGCAAGACAATGGTTCTCGAGGCAGGGATGAAGTATCAGCAGGTGTCGATGTCGCCTGAAGATGCCCAGATGCTGCAAACGCGAGCGTTCAACGTGGAAGAGATCTGCCGCTGGTTTCGTGTGCCGCCATGGATGGTTGGTCATACCTCGAACAGCACCAGTTGGGGAACGGGGATGGAGCAGCAAATGCTCGGCTTCCTCAGCTTCACGCTGTTGCCATGGATGAAGCGCATCGAACAGAGCATCAATCGCCGTTTGCTTCGGCCGGATGAGCGCCGGCGTTTCTACGCGAAGTTCAATCCTGAAGGACTGCTTCGCGCTGACAGCGCGGCGCGCGCTGCGTTTTACAGCTCGATGACGCAGAACGGCATCTACACCCGGGACGATTGCCGGATCAAAGAGAACATGGCTCCCCATGGCGGCAACGCGGCGAAACTGACTGTGCAATCCAACATGCTCCCGATCGACAAACTCGGCGAAGGCGCGGGCGATGCTCAGCAAGCGCGATCAGCGCTCATTGACTGGCTCAACGACAAGCCAAAAGGTAATTCTGAATGAACCGAAAAGACCAATCGGTGGCGGTGAAATACCGCTCATTCGACTATGACGTGAAGGCTGTCGGCGACGACGGCCTTTTTTCTGGCTACGGATCAGTGTTCGGTGTTGTCGACAGTTACAACGAGGTTGTGGCGCCTGGGGCTTTCCTCGAATCCATCGCGGATGCCAAGGCTAAAAGCCGGACCTTCCCAGTGTTGTGGCAGCACCGCACCGGAGAGCCGATCGGCAGCTGGGATATCGAGAGCCTGAAAGAGGATGACCGCGGCCTGTTCGGTTCCGGCGACCTCTGGCTGGCAGACGCACCCTATGCCCGCATAGCTTTGCGTGGGATGCAGTCGCGCTCCATCACTGGTTTGTCGATCGGGTACTACGTTCGCGATTCTAGGTTCGACGAAAAGACGCGTATTCGAACGCTGACCAAACTCGACCTGGTGGAAATCTCGATCGTCACTGTGCCGGCGAACGACGAGGCGCGTACCGACACTATCAAATCGAAGCTTGCCCATGGCGGCCTGCCTTCGATGCCCGAATTTGAGCTGCTCCTGCGCGAGGCAGGCTTCTCGAAAACTCAGTCTGCGGTGATTGCCAATCGCGGACTGCAGCATTTGCTCCGGAGCGAGTCCGAGGGCGACCTGGCAGCCATCGAAATCGTCGAGGCGCTTAAATCGCGTCCGGCGCTGGTTCTCCCTTCTTTTTGAGGATTCACCATGCACAACGTCATGAGCAACGACGCTCGCTCCGAGCATCGTCAAATTCAGCGTAAGGAACACGCTGGCGATCAGGTTCAGCTGAAAGCGGTCAATGATCTGCTCGATCAGCGGGACAAAGAAATCAAGGCGTTCGCCGAGAAGGCGAGCCAAGAAATCAAAGAGCACGGCACCATTCTGGCTGACACCAAAACCGTTCTGGACGGACTGGTGAAAGATGGCCTGGGTCTACAAGATCGGTTGAATGAGATCGAGCAGAAGATGGCGCGCCGTTTCTCTGCAAATGATCCGAACGATCAGAAGTCCTTCGGTGAGCAGCTCGCTGAATCTGAAGGCTTCCAGGCCCTGGTGAAGCAAGACCACGGTCGTGCCCGCCTTCGACTGAAGGCCGTTACCAACATCACCAGCGCCACCACCGGCACCGGTGGTGTCGGCGTTGGCATCCAGCCAACCCGCGTGCCAGGGATTGTCACCGACCCCGAGCGCCAGTTCACTATCCGTGACCTGATCATGCCGGGCCGCACTGGTTCGAACGCGATTGAGTTCGTACAGGAAACCGGTTTTCAGAACATGGCGGCGCCGCAGGCTGGTGAAGGCGCAGCGAAGGCACAGTCCGATCTTTCGTTCGGCCTGGTCACCACCACTGTAAAGACCATCGCTCACTGGTTCCGTGCGTCGAAACAGGTGCTGTCGGACATTCCGCTCCTGCAGAGCTACATCAACGGACGAGCAATTTACGGCCTGAAGTACAAAGAAGAAGAGCAGATCCTCGCTGGTGACGGCACCGGGCAAAACCTGCTGGGGCTGATCCCACAAGCCACTGCTTTCAACGAGTCGCTGCGCAAATCCGGCGACACGAAGATCGACACTTTGCGCCGTGCAATCCTCCAAGTGCGTGTTGCCGAATACCGCGCCTCGGCGATTGCACTTAACCCAGTGGACTGGGCCGATATTGAGCTGACCAAGGACAGCACCGGATCCTACATCTGGGTGAACGTTCAGGAAGGTGGTGTTCAGCGTCTCTGGAAATTGCCGGTTGTCGACAGCAACGCTGTTCCAGAGGGCGAGTTCCTGGTGGGGGCGATGAACATCGCTGCTCAAGTGTTCGATCGGGAAGACGCAGCTGTCGAGGTTTCGACCGAAGACGGCGACAACTTCCGCACCAACATGGTGACCATTCGTGCTGAAGAGCGTTTGGCTCTCGCGGTTTACCGCCCCGAGTCTTTCGTCCACGGCGAGTTCGACGATCCAACCCCGTAAGCCGATTCGTTCCTTTCACTGATCAGGAGCGCGCCCGGGAGACTGGGCGCGACAGGCCATGCCAGAGATTCAACTGAAAACCAAAAAGGGATTCCTCGATGGGCATGTGTATGCCAAGCGCGGGTCCACGATTACAACTGATGAATTCCGCGCCAAAGAATTGCACCGGCTCGGCCTCGTCGAGGATTACGAATTGAAAGAAGCCGAAAACGCTGAAAACAAGAAAGCGCCGGAAGCTGAAAATAAATCCGCTCCGAAGCCCAGCAACAAGAAAAAGGCCGAGTAACTATGAGCGTCATCAGCATCGAACTGGCAATGAAGCACCTTCGAGCAGAATCCGAGGATGTCGAAGACGTACAGTCGAAGCTTGATAGTGCTGAGTCCGCTGCCCAGAAGTTCTTGCAGCGGCGGTTCTATGCCGACGCTGCGGCCTTGGCTGCTGCGCGCGCGGACGTCCCAGCTGCGCGCCTCGCTGCTCGCACGGCATATCAATTGGCCGTCACGGCTGCGGAAGCTGTTGAAAACTGGGATGACCGCTGCGCTGCCCTTACGGATGCAGAGTTTGTGTTCTCTGAGGCTTTGCGAGATTGCACGGCAGTCGCTCGCGGCATGGTCATAAACAAATCGATCGTTGCGGCTTGCCTGTTGACGCTTGGCCATTTATGGATGAGCCGAGAGGACACCGTGACCGGAATCAATACGTCATCGGTGATTGAACTACCCCACGGTTCGAGATCGCTACTGCAACCCGACAGAGTTGATATGGGGGTTTGAATGGCATATCGCGAACCTGGCGCCGGCGAACTCAATAAGCACGTCACGCTGCGCCGCCGGGATGATGCCCCCTCTGCGGACATGGGCCTGGAGTCGTTGTTTTCGGAGCTCAACCCGCGATGGGCGAAGATTGAGCCTGTCGGTTCGGCCGTCTACACAGACAGCGCACAGACCGACAACAAGATCACCCACCGGGTATTTCTCCGCTTTCGAACCGGCATCACGACGGCCTACGAAGTGGTTCATCAGCAAACCCTGTATCGGGTGAAGCGTGGCTTCGACATGAACGGCCGTGGCCGATTCGTTGTGCTGGAAGTCGAAGAGCTGGGCCTGATCAACTCAGGTGGAGGCATTTATGACTAACTCCGCATCGATCGATGGCTACCTGCACGTCGAAGGCTTCGACAACTTCCAGCGTGACGCCTTTGATAAAAGGAAGATCCGCGCCGGGATGCGCAAGGTCGGCTTGTTGATCGTGCAGCGCGCCCAGATGAACCTGGTACTTGGCAAGGGCCAGGACGGGTACCCCGTGAATCGCACCGGCGCCACGGTCGAATCCGTGACCTACAAGGTTTCCCGTTCGGGATTCCTTGTGCGCATCTCTCCGACAAAAACGTCGGCGATGGAAGAGTTTTATCCGGCGTATCTGCACTACGGTGTGAAGAAGGGCCGAAAACTGGGCAAGCTTGCGCCGGGGCAGGGGAAAGGGAAATCAAACCGGCGCGCGCGCGGCGAGCGTGCTGCTGCTTTGGCTGAGCGTGCCGCCGACGAATGGCGCATCAAACCCCGCGACAACTATATGGCCGACGCTCTGCAGGACTCGGCTTCGCAAGTTCAATCGATCCTCTCTACCGCATTCGCAAACGCGCTGGGCTGATCGCTGCCCCGGAAACCCGCATGAAATTGAATCCTATCGTTGCCCATCTGCGGCTGACGTGCCCGACCTTTGCCGGTCGAATTGCGGGCGGCATTGACTGGGACGCCGTCGTCGAAAGCGCCCAGCTTGAATTGCCGGCCGCTTATGTGATCGCCACGGCCGATGCTGCCACGCCGAGCAAAGCCCAGAACATGATCATTCAGGACATCACCGACCAGTTCAATGTGGTGATCGTGTTGAAAACATCGGATGAGCGAGGCCAGGCCGACAATGACCTGCTGCACGACATCCGCGCGGAGCTCTGGCGTGCTCTCGTGGGATGGATGCCAGGACCCGAATACACCCAAATTGAATACGAGAAGGGCGCCTTGCTGCATATCAGCCGGGCGCGGGTGGTTTACCAGTTCACCTTCTTTTCCGAGTTCCAGCTCGGCCGCAATCGGCGGGACCAGCCTCCAGAGACATGGCAGGAGTGGGAGCTCGACGGCTTGCCCGGGTTCACCGGCGCATCCATCAACATGGACTGCATCGACCCAGCAGATCCGAACCTGAAACGACCTGGCCCTGACGGGCGCATTGAAGTTGCATTCACTGGAGACGTAACACCATGACCAAGCGCATCACTGTGGTGCCGGCCGCTGGCCGCTCTGTGCCCGATCCGGAGGCTGGCGACCTGTTGCCCGTTGAAGGTCGGGAAGTTCCCGACAACGCCTGGTGGCGGCGCCGCCTGGCTGACGGCGATGTCAGAACCAAAACTGTCGAAGCCCCATCCACCAAAGCCGGCAAAACGGCGCTGATCGAGGAAGGCAAATAATGGCCATCGGATTCAGCAACATCCCCGCCGACATCCGAGTGCCGCTGTTCTATGCGGAGATGGATAGCTCGGCGGCAAACAGCGCTTCGAGCGTGATGCGCCGCCTCATCGTTGCGCAGGTCAATGATGACGCCGAGAGCGAAAGCATCGGCAAGCTGGTGCTAGTCTCCAGCCTCGCGATCGCCAAGAGCATTGCCGGCCAAGGCTCGATGCTCGCCGCGATGTACGAGACCTGGCGCAAGGTCGATCCGATTGGCGAGGTCTGGTGTCTGCCGCTGCAGAATGAAACCGGCGAATCCGCTTCGGCAACCATCACCATCACCGGTGCTGCTACCGAGGCCGGGCTGCTGAACCTGTACATCGGCGGCGTGCGCGTCCAATCGGTGGTTGCATCGGCGGCAACCCCGACGGTTGCTGCTGCTGCCTTGGCCGTGAAGATCAACGCTACGCCAGACCTGCCCGTCACCGCTGCGGCCGCTGCTGGCGTGGTGACGCTGACCTGCAAATGGACCGGCGAAAGCGGCAACGACATCAGCATTCAGATGAACCGTCTCGGCAAGTCCAACGGCGAATCGACACCGGCAGGCCTGACCGTGGTCACCACGGCGATGACCGCGGGTGCCGGCGCGCCGGATGTGGTTGATGCAATCGCCGCGCTGGGTGATGAGCCCTTCGAGTTCCTGTGCCAGCCGTGGTCGGATACGACCACGCTGAATGCCTGGAAAGACGCGATGGACGACAACTCCGGCCGCTGGAGCTGGGCAAAACAATTGTTCGGCCATGTCTACACCGCCAAGCGCGGCACCATCGGCACGCTAGTCGCTGCCGGGCAGGTGCGCAACGATCAGCACATGACCATCCAGGGCGTCGAACCCGGCGTTCCTCAACCGGTATGGGTGGTGGCGGCATCGCTCGCGGCCCGCACGGCGGTGTTCATCTCTGCCGATGCCAGCCGTCCAACGCAAAGCGGCAGCATGCCAGGCGTCGATCCGGCACCGGCCAGCGACCGATTCACCCTGACTGAACGCCAGTCGCTGCTGAATTACGGCATTGCCACTGCGTACTACGAAGGCGGTTACGTGCGCATCCAGCGCTCGATCACGACCTACCAGAAAAATGCCTATGGCCAGGCCGACAATTCGTACCTGGACAGTGAGACCATGCACCAATCGGCGTTCATCGTCCGCCGCATGCGAAGCGTGATTACCAGCAAATACGGCCGGCACAAGCTGGCCAGCGACGGCACGCGCTTCGGCGATGGCCAGCCGATCGTCACGCCTGCCGTGATCCGCGGCGAGCTGATTGCCCAATACGCCAAGCTCGAGCTGGAAGGTCACGTGGAAAACGCTGATCTTTTCGCCGAGCACCTGGTGGTGGAGCGCGACTTGAACGACCCGAGCCGAGTCAACGTTCTGTTCCCACCTGACTACATCAACGGCCTGCGCATCTTCGCGCTGCTCAACCAGTTCCGCCTCCAGTACGACGAAGCGGCGTAACGCTCAACTGAACACCCAGCCCGCCCAGTGCGGGCTTTTTCATTCTGGAGACAAAGACCATGGGCGAGAAAGTAGCCGGCACCGTGTACGTGAAAGTAGACGGTACGCAGCTGACGATTACCGGCGGCGCCGAAGCGCCGCTGATGGACAAAAAGCGCGAGACAGTGTGGCCCGGTTTCTTCAAGGAGGAAGAGCTTGCCGCGTACCTCAAGATGACAGCGCTCATGCCGCAAGGCTTCCCCATCAAAGCATTGGCAAATGGCCGGGATATGACCGTGACGTGCGAATTTTCGAACGGCAAGGTTTACGTTCTTTCCGGCGCCTACCTCGTCGATGAGCCCACCTTTAAGGGCGAAGACGGTACCACTGAACTGCAATTCGACGGCGTGAAAGGGAGCTGGCAATGAGTGATCTGGTGAAGTTGCAGGTGGCGATCGAGGCTCACGGCGAGCCGTTGACGGAGCTGACCATGCGCCGTCCGACGGTGCAGGAAGTGCGGGCCATCAAGGCGCTGCCGTACAAAATCGACAAAAACGAAGAAGTCAGCCTGGACATGGACGTAGCCGCAAAATACATCGCCGTCTGCGCCGGCATCCCTCCATCGTCGGTCAATCAGTTGGATCTGGCAGACCTGAACTCGCTGAGCTGGGCGGTTGCCAGTTTTTTCATGAGTGCGGCGTCGACTCCATCCACGACCTGATCGCCGTTGCTTATGACCTGGCGTGGTTCTGGAAAACGGATCCGGAACTGATGTTGGCTCGCCCGCTCGACGTGCTCCGCGAATCCATGGAGCACGCGCAACGAATCAATAAACTCCAGCAGGTGCAGTGATGGCGGATAAATTCCAGCTCAAGGCGTTGATCACCGGCGTCGACAAGCTGTCGCCGATGCTGGGCGGCATCCGGAAAAACGTCGCGGGCTTTCGCAAGCAATTGGAAAGCTCAGGGCTTGGCAAGATCAGTTTTCAAGATGTGTTGCAGGGTGGGGCGTTCGCTGCTCCATTTGTCGCGGGTACCAAGGCGGCGATCGAATTCGAATCGTCCATGGCCGATGTGAAGAAGGTGGTCGATTTCGACACGCCTGAGCAGTTCAAGGCCATGGGCAAGGACGTGCTTGATTTGTCCGAGAAAATGCCGATGGCGGCCAGCGGCATTGCCGCTATCGTCGCCGCCGGTGGACAGGCAGGCTTCGCCGCTGGCGAGTTGCGCCAGTTCGCCGAAGACGCCGTGAAGATGGGTATCGCTTTTGACCAGACCGCCGAGCAATCCGGCGAAATGATGGCCAAGTGGCGAACGTCCTTCAAACTCACGCAGCCAGAGGTGGTGAAGCTGGCTGACCAGATCAACTACCTGAGCAACACCGGCCCATCCTCTGCGGCGCAGATCGCGGACATTGTCACGCGCATTGGCCCTCTGGGGAAAATCGCCGGCTTGGCGTCCGGCCAGATCGCCGCGATGGGCGCAACGCTCGCTGGTGTGGGTGTCCCGAGTGAAGTCGCCGCCACCGGCCTGAAGAACTTCATGCTGGCGCTGACCAAAGGCAAAGCAGCCACCAAGGAGCAAACTCAGGCGTTCAAGTCGCTGCGCCTGGACGTGCAGAAGGTTTCCGAAGGCATGCAAAAGGATGCCCAAGGAACGATGATTGATGTCCTCCAGCGCGTTGCGAAAGTTGCACCTGAGAAACAGGCGGGCTTGCTGACGCAGCTGTTCGGATCTGAATCGGTTACGGCAATTGCTCCGCTTCTGACAAATTTGGATTTGCTGAAAAAGAGCTTCGGCGACGTTTCGGCAAGCACCAAGTTCGCCGGCTCAATGAGCAAGGAATATGAGGCCCGTTCGGCGACGACAGCGAATGCCATACAGTTGATGCGCAACCGCGTGACCCGTCTGGGCATTGAGATCGGCAACGCACTTCTGCCGCCGCTCAACGAAATCATGACGCTGATGGGGCCGATCGTAGGCCAGATTTCGGAATTCGCCTCGGCGAACCCCGGGTTGGTGAAGGGAATCTTGGGTGCAGGCTTGGCCTTTGGTGTTTTGAAATTAGGTGTGATGGGCGCCATCGTTGCGATGAAGCTGTTCGATACGGCGACCAGAATATCTCCTGTTGGCTTGATCATCCGCGGGCTCGCGCTGGCGGCGGGTCTGCTTATCGCGAACTGGGAGAGGGTGGCGCCGTTCTTCTCGGCGCTCTGGAACCTGATCAAGGCAGTCGCCCAGCGCGCGCAGTTGGCGTGGGACAAATTCACCCAGACCAGCCCAGTTCTGGCGAAGAGCCTAATGGGCGCGGCCGCTGGGTTCCTAGCGATGCGTGTTGCCATGCTGGCCGCAACCGTCGCCGGGAAAATCTTCAGCGCGACGCTGGTTGTGGTGAGGGGGGCGGTGCTGGCGGCAACGGTAGCGACCCGGATATTCAACCTGGTGGCGAAAGCCAACCCCTTTATCCTGATTGCCAGCCTGATCGCCATGGCCGCGGGCGCCCTGATTGCAAACTGGGAGCCGGCACTGCAGTGGTTCAAGGATGCTTGGGAAAAGATCAGCGGGTGGGTGAAATCGATCATGGGCGCTTTCGGCATGGTGGGAGATGCCGGCATTGACGGTGCGGTGAATAACGCCACCGATGCCGTCAACAACCTGACCATGCAGGTGGCGCCCGCGCGGGCTGGCAACGGCGACGGCACATTGCTGCGGCCACGGCCGGAAGGTGAGCGCTGGTCACCGCAGGGTGACTCGCTCGTTCAGAACGCCATGGCCGCCAGTCAGCCGAAGCTGCAGGGCGAGCTGGTGATGCGCTTCGAGAATCCGCCGCCTGGGCTTCAAGTCGACAAACCACAAACCAATCAGCCGGGGTTGAACATCAAGCCCAACGTAGGCACCCGCACCGTGGGTGTGATGAGGCCATAAATGGATCAGACATGGCGTGATCAAATGCTGCCGGCGTCGTTTCGGGGGATCAGTTTCTTGATCCCTCAGGCTTCGGTGCCGGTAGGCATGAAGGTACAGCTGCACGAGTTTCCGCAACGCGACGAGCCGTATGCCGAGCAAATGGGCAAACAGACCCAGGTCCACCGTCTGGTCTGCTGGATCATCGGTGACGACTGCTTCGAGCGCCGCGATAAGTTCATGGAGGCTGTGCAGACTCCCGGTGCTGGCGAGCTGGTGCACCCTTGGCTGGGCCGCATGCAGGTCAAGGCCGGTGAAGCTGAGTTGACGCACGACTTCAAGCAGGGCGGCATGGCGGCGTTCGCGGTGACGTTCTACCCGGATATCCCGCTGAAGTTTCCGACAGCGAAGGTCAACACCCAGCAGCAGGTGGTGAAGGCCTCCGATAGCCTGCTTGATTCCGCGCTGGCCCGGTACAAGTCGGCGATGGCGAAGGTGGATCAGGCCCGTCTGGGGCTGGCCCGTCTGCGCAACAGCCTGTCGGGCGTGTACACGGTCATTCAGCAGCAGTTCTCAACCATCATCGGTACCTTCACCAACCTGACCGGCTTTGTGCAGTCACTGATGAACGCGCCAGATTCACTGTCGTCGCTGTTCTCCAGCTACTTCAGTGAGTTTTCGGTCGACGATTACCTGGGCGATGACTCCGGGTCCAGCTATCGGAACTCTGTGGCAACAGCCACGCAGCAAACTGAAGCCGTGGCCAGCATCAATACCGTCAGCGATTCTGGCGGTGTCGATGCGGTGGCGGCATCCCAAGCCACTGCCAACCTGGTGCAGGACGCTTTGCTGGTGCAGGTCGCCCTGATCATCAGTGAAATGCCGGTGGCATCTCAGCCGGTTTCGACGGCCACGGTGGCTTCGGTCGAGCAACAGGCAGTGCAGCCGATCGTGCGCCCGGAGGTACCGGTAGCTGACGATGTGATCGAGCTGCGCGACAACCTCAACGAGGCAATCTTTCAAGCGTCGTTGAAGGCGGATCCCGAGCACTACATGGTGCTCAATACCCTTCGACAGAACATCGTCAAACACCTGACTGCCGTTGCGGAGTCGGGCGTGCGCCTGGTGGAAATCACGCCGCCAGAAACGTTGTCTGCGCTGGTGCTGGCGTACCGTCGTTTCGGCGATGCCACGCGCGAATCAGAAGTTGTCCAGCGCAACCGCCTGCGTCATCCCGGGTTCGTCCCGGCTCGCCCGATCAAAATCGCCCAGAGGTAACCCATGGAAGACGTCAATGCTGTCAGCCTCACGGTTGACGGTCTGGATTACTTCGGCTGGAAATCGGTAGAGATCACTGCCGGGCTAGAGGATCAGGCGCGCTCGTTCACGCTGAACATCACATGGAAGTGGCCGGGACAGCCATTGCCTTTGCCGATCAAGCAGGGCGCCAAATGCCAGGTCAGGATCGGCGACGACCTCGTGCTGACTGGCTGGGTGTTCGCCACGCCGATCAGCTACGACCATCAGCAAATCTCCACCAGCGTCAGCGGCCGCTCCCTCACCGCCGATCTGGTGGACTGCGCGGCCATCAATAAGCCGGGGCAGTGGAACAACCAAAGCGTCCTTTCGATCGTCAGGGCGCTTGCGGCGCCTTACGGAGTGCGTGTGCGCAGCGAGATCCCGGAAGGGGCAAAGCTGTCAGACCACACGCTCGAGCCGGGCGAAACAGTTTTCGAATCCATCGACCGACTGCTGACGCTGTTCCGGGTTTTCTCCACCGACGACGCCAAGGGCATGGCGGTGCTGGCCAAGCCCGGCAGCGAGGTCCGGGCATTCGATGCGCTGGAAGTCGGAAAAAACATCCTGACCGGTGACGCCGCGCTGGACTTCTCGGCGGTGTTTTCCGAATACCAGGTGCTCGGTCAGAAAAGCGGTACCGACGACGAATTCGGCGAGCAGGCGGCAGAGGTGTCGTCGGTGGTGGCGGATCCTCGGGTTGGCCGAAAGCGCGCCATGATCATTCAAGAATCCGGTCAGATGACCAACGAGCTGGCGCAAGCCAGGGCGAACTGGGAGCGCGGAACGCGCATGGGTAAAGCCCTCACGACCAATTACACCGTGCAGGGCTGGCGGCAATCAAACGGCGCGCTGTGGAAACACAACTCGCTGGTGCGGGTCATCGATCCAATAGTGGGCTTCGATCGCATCATGCTCATCGCTCGGGTGACTTACACGCTCACCGACAGCGGTCAGATCACTAAGCTGGAGGTCGGTCCGCCGGACGGATTCGAGCCTGAACCGCACGATCCGCACAAAGACCGAAAGCTGAAGAAGGGCGGCAAGGCCGACAACTTCGAATACCTCATCCCCGCAGACTACGAGCCGAAAAAATGAGCCTGAAAAGCATGATGGCGCGCGGCACGGTTGTGCTGGCAGCGGCCGGGAAGATGATGCAAACGCTGCAGGTGAGGCTGACAGCTGGCGAGCTGAAGGACGGCGTCGAGCACTTCGAGCCTTACGGGCTGACCAGCAATCCATTGCCGGGCGCCGAGGTGCTGACGATGTTCCTCGGCGGTGATCGGTCTCACGCAGTCGTGGTGGTTGCCGCTGATCGCCGGTACCGAATCACGGCGCTGGAGCCGGGCGAGGTGGCCATCTACACGGATGAGGGCGACAAGATCCACTTCAAGCGCGGCCGAATCATCGATATCGAAACCGCCACGCTGAACATCAAGGCGACAACGGCGGTGAACTTTGACACGCCGGTCATCAACCAGACGGGAAAAATTGTCTCCACCGGTGACCAGATCGCTGGCGGCATCAGCCAGATTCTTCATGTCCACACCAATGTCCAGGCGGGCAGTGGCAACAGCGGGCCACCCGCAGCGGGGGCCTGATGATCTTTTCTGATGATCGTGAATCAACCCTGACCCGCGCGGTGCTGATCAGTCTGTTTACCTGGCGCCGAGCGCTGACCGATGACCCAGTGGACGATGAAGAACTGTTCGGCTGGTGGGGTGACAGTTACCCGGATATCGCTGATGACCGCATCGGTTCGCGCCTGTGGCTGATGCGTCGGATCAAGTTGACTGACGCCACGCAGCGCGACGCGGAGTTCTACGCGAACGAAGCCCTGCGCTGGCTTCTGGACGATGGTCACGCGATCGCGATCGAGATCACCAGCCAGAAGGTCGACATCAGCCGATTGAACCTGACGGTCATCCTCACGGTGCCCGGCGGTGACCGCATCGAAATCAAACCCATCTCTTCCTGGCAGGTGATCTATGCCGTTTGAAACACCTTCACTGCCGGTGCTCATTAGTCGCACGCAAAGCGACCTTGCCAGCGAAGCGCTTCGGCGATCCGACGCACAGGTGCTGGCGCGGACGTTGAGCGGCACGGCCTACGGATTGTACGGCTACCTCGACTGGATTGCTGACCAGATCCTGCCCGATAAGGCCGACGAGGAAACACTCGAGCGCATTGCGGCGTTGCGACTGAACCGTCCGCGCAATGCTGCTCAGCCTGCGGAGGGTAGCGTGAGTTTCACTGCTGCCGCTGGCGCCGTGCTGGATGTCGATGTGGTTCTGCAGGCCAGTGACGGCCGCATGTACCGCGTGAAGACGGGCGTAACTACGGTGGCGGGGCTGAACACGACCACGATTGAAGCGGTTGAAGCTGGAGCGCTCGGGAACGCCGATGCAGGCCTTCAGCTCACGCTGGTTCAGCCGGTTGCCGGCGTGACCAATGCTTTCACCGTCATCGCACCCGGGTTGTCGGGTGGCATCGAAAAGGAAAGCATCGAATCCCTCCGCGCGCGGGTGATCCGGTCATACCGCGTCATCCCTCACGGAGGCTCGGCGGACGATTACGAGACTTGGGCCTTGGAGTTTCCCGGCGTCACGCGGGCATGGTGCCGTGGCAATTACCTTGGGCCGGGCACGGTCGGGGTGTTCGTGATGCGTGACAATGATCCAGTACCTTTGCCGAACTCGACACAACTGCAGGAAATCAAAGATTACATCGAGCCGTTGCGGCCTGTGACGGCCGAGCTCTATGTGCTGGCCCCGACGCTGAAACCCGTTCTCTACACCATCCACCCAGTACCAGACACAACCGCCGTGCGAGCCGCTATCACCGCAAGCCTGAAAGACCTGCACGAGCGCGAGGCAGGTCTGGGCGAAAAGCTGCTGATCAGCCACATCCGTGAGGCCATCAGCGGTGCTGCCGGTGAAACAGATCACTCACTGACCGTGCCATCCGCAGATGTGCCTGCGGCGGCCAACGAGCTGCTGACGTTCGGAGGCATCACATGGCTGTAGCGCGAACTGCGGATCAGTACCGCCGACAGCTGCGAGGCTTATTGCCTTCCGGACCCGCCTGGGATCCCGAGTTCGTGCCGGAAATCGATCTTGTGCTCAGCGGAGTCGCGCTTGAGTTTTCTCGGCTTGATGCCAGAGCCGTCGACCTACTCAACGAAATGGATCCTTCGGGCGTAAGCGAGTTGGTTCCGGATTGGGAATCGGTGATGAATTTGCCCGATCCATGCCTTGGCCCTAACCCAGCGTTTGAGGATCGCCGATTGGCGGTCCGTAGGCGATTGGTGGAGGTTGGAGGGCAGAGCAGAGCCTACTTCATAGAAATAGCTATCAGCCAAGGCTACCCGAACGCATCCATCACCGAGCATCGTGCACCGCGTATGGGCCGATCGCGTTTTGGGATTGCGCGCTTTGGTACCTGGAAAGCTCAGTTCATGTGGACGCTCAACACCGGTGGCCGGCAGCGGCAAGGGCGGCGATTCGGTGTCAGCTATTGGGGCGAGCGATTCGGCGCGAATCCCGGCAACCCTCTGGAATGCACAATCCGGCGCCCAGCGCCTGCGCACACCGTCGTGCGGATAATTTACGATTAAGGAGAAGCAATTGGACTATCCGAAGAGCGTGCCGAGCGTTGGCTTGGTCGGTGGAAAGTTTGTTGATGAAGACCCGTTATCAGGTTCGCCTGGTTCGTTGATACCGGCTCAGTGGGGAAACGGGGTAACCGAGGAAGTTCTCAATGTCATCACCGCCGCTGGCATGGTGCCAAGCGAGACTGATAACACCCAGCTGAGAGCAGCAATCGCCACGTTGGCGGGATGCACCGGATATATGAAGAACGCTTCGCTGGTAGTGTCTGTGGCATCAGCTTCGGCCACCTTCACCGCTTCCGAGGTAATCGTGAGCAGCATGCTGGGCGGCAAGCTTTACCGCTTGTCCAATTTCAACCAGGCTGTAAACCTTGCCACCGTTGGTGCCGGGGGGATGGATACCGGTACCGCGCCGGCAAGCGGCTTCGTGGCGTTATATGCGATCTACAACCCGACTAGTGGGGCGCGGAGCATCCTTGCGGTGAATGCCACGGCCGCGGTTCAACCGCTGGTTTATGGCGGTGCAAATATGCCCGCTGGTTTTGCGGCATCGGCGCTGATCAGTGTTCTGCCAACCAATATCAGCAGTCAATTTGCGATTTGTCAGCAGGTTGACAATCACGTTGACTACACGGCAGCAACCGCTCTCAGTACATCGGCTATCTCGGCGACGCCGACGACTTTTACAACAACGGTATTCCCGAAGAACGCCAAAGTTGTTGGTGGCAGCAGCACCGTCAACTCGTCAGCTATTTCTGCCGTCTCATTGAGTCTGTATGCCTCAGACGTAAACGCCGGACAGAAGATCAACAACGGCACGCTACAAGCAACGGGGCAGCAGACGGTTCCGTTCGAAAGACTTCACATTAGAACACCTCAGACAATCCGGTACGCGAATGCAAACGGCGCTGGGACACCTGCCTTCGTGATTTCAATCAGTTCCTACGACTTTTAGGTGGCCTTATGTTTGTTCAGTTTTCCGACGCCAATATGGAAAATGTTTGCAGTGTTTTTAGCTGTCCTCAAAATCCCAACGATTACCCGAACCAGGCTGAAATTGATTTCGACGACCCGAGGTTTGTCGAATATTTTGAAGCGCAGATACCATTCATTCGGGACATGCTTCAAACGCTCGCCCCTTAGGCGCGTGGCACTGCACTCGTTTCTTTGGTAACTTAATGCAAAAGGAGAGTTGCCTATGAAGAAATTGTTTTTCGGACTTTTTGCAATACAGGTCGGCATGCTGTCGTTTGGAGTATTCGCATCCCCAGATGCGTCTCTGAATAATAGCGTGGAGGCCATGCAGCGAGAAAGCCAGAAAAATTCAGAGGAGTACGCTGAGTCCTTGAAGCGAGAGTCTGCTGAAGATCGTGCTGCGGCAGAAAAGAAGAGCGCCGAAGCCAAAGATAAATAGTTTTATGCATACATCCAAAAACGCCGGCACATTGCCGGCGTTTTTGTTCTTGCTCAACTCCAGCGACACAGTGAATGCAGCTAAACAGGAGATAAATGTGTCAATCACCGCACAAAAATTACTGCAAATTCTCCCAAACGCCCGCACCCAAGCGGGCGTTTTCGTTTCCGCCCTGAACACCTCCATGCAGCATTACCAGATCGTTGGGCCGAAGCGGGCGACCGCGTTTATTGCGCAGATTGGCCATGAGTCTGGCCATCTGCGTTACGTGCGTGAGATCTGGGGGCCGACCGCTGCCCAGCTCGGGTACGAGGGCCGCGATGACCTGGGCAATATCGTGCCGGGTGACGGCCGGAAGTACTGCGGCCGCGGCCTGATCCAGATCACCGGCCGGGCGAACTATGCCAAGTGTGGCGAGGCGCTGGGCCTTGACCTGATCAGCCATCCGGAACTGCTTGAGCTGCCACAGCATGCGGCAATGTCAGCGGCCTGGTTCTGGAAGCAGAAGGGCTTGAACGATTTGGCTGACCGAGACGAGTTCAACACCATCACTCGGCGCATCAACGGCGGGTTGAACGGATTGGAGGATCGTCTGGCGATCTGGAAAAAGGCGCGCGAGGTTCTGGCGTGACCGTGCCGTGGCGGTTGATCGGCGTGCTTGCGCTGGCGCTCGCCGGCTTTTGCGTTGCTTGGCAGTTTCAGGACTGGCGCTACGGGCGACAACTGGCCGAGCAGGCGCGACTGAACGCCGAAACCCTCAATCAACTGACCTTGGCCACGGCGATCGCACAGCAGGCGGAGCAGGACAAGCGTCTGGCGCTCGAGCAGCGGCTGGCGGCCAGCGAGCAAACCCATTTCAGGAAAATGACCGATGCCCAACGTGACCAAGATCGCCTGCGCGATCGCCTTGCCACTGCTGATCTCCGGCTGTCAGTCCTCATCGACGCGGATTCAGCCGGTGGCTGTGACGTGCCAAAAGCCACCGGCGCCGGCGGCGTGGATCATGCAGCCGTACGCGCCCGACTTGACCCGGCGCATGCTCAAAGAATTATCGACATCACCGACGCCGGAGACCGGGGATTGATTGCGCTGGCTGCGTGCCAGGCGTACGTGCGGGAACTGAATAAATAGGTTTTGTGTTCGTTCGGCAGAACGCCGGAGGCGGGATTTTATGGTCGGAATCTTCCCCAAAACGCAACCGTTTGGACCAATGTTTATTGGGTTATGAAGGGTCGCAAAAATTGTTATTTTTTGAGGCTTATTTCTAATTCAAGGCCTTGATTTAAAAGGCCTTGCTCGATTCCTATGCGGCATCCCAGGCTTTGATGCCGAAAAGGTGCAACGTTTTACTTGAAACGGTCAAGGAATCGCCCCCTTTACAGGTGCTGGAAAAAAATGGTGTCGGATTATGCCATGACCAAAGCGTTTCGTCGGCCACGGTTG